TGAAATTAGAATTGGTTCAGAAGATATTAGTTATACAAATAATGATACAACTACAAACATATTAAGTGGTGGCGCAAGAGAAGTTAACGGAACTACCAAAGCTGCTCATAGTAGTGGTGTAACCGTTACAAATATTTCTGACTTTGTTGCATGGGGAGAAGCATCGTCTTCTGACTTTACCATTGATCCAGGATTATGGGTATTAGATAATTTTGGCACAAAACTTATTGCACTAATATACAACAATAAATGTTTTGAATGGGACGCAGCTGCAACTAACGCAACTGCAACCAGAGCCACAATTATAGCTAACGCACCAACAGCATCACGACATGTATTAGTATCTACACCGGATCGACACTTAGTATTCTTTGGTACAGAAACAACTGTGGGAACACAGTCATCACAAGATGCTATGTTTATTAGATTCTCTGATCAAGAAAATATTGATGGTACAGATTCATACACAGTTACTGCAGAAAATACTGCAGGCACACAAAGACTTGCAGCAGGTTCTAAAATTATGGGAGCCATACGAGGTAGGGATGCCATCTATGTATGGACAGACACAGCATTATTTTTAATGACTTTTGTAGGCGCACCGTTTACTTTTTCTTTTCAACAGATAGGTAGTAACTGTGGACTGATTGGTAAGAATGCATGTGTCGAGGTAGATGGTACGGCATTTTGGATGTCAGAGAATGGTTTCTTTAGATACGATGGTCAGTTAGAATCTATGGACTGTTTAGTAGAAGATTTTGTTTATGATGATTTAAACTCTACACCTAGAGATTTAATTAACGTGGGACTAAACAACTTGTTTGGAGAAGTTATTTGGTTTTATTGTAGTGCAAACTCAACTGTTATTGATAGAATGGTATCATACAATTACATTGAATCATATAGTAGAGCTAGTCCTAAACAAGCTATTTGGACAACAGGCACTTTACCACGTACAGCATGGGCAGACTCTGCTGTATTTGATAAGCCTCACGCAACACAATATTTACCTGACGGCACTGCCTCTGACTGTGTAGGAAACACAGATGGTTGTTCTATTTATTTTGAACATGAAGTAGGCACAGATCAAGTTGTAGCTGGTGGTACAGTTACACCTATACTTGCAGAGATTACATCTGGAGACTTTGACATTACACAAAAAAGAACGGCACAAGGACAAACGATTGGTATGCCAGATTTAAGAGGTGATGGTGAGTTTTTAATGAAGATACGAAGAATTATACCAGACTTTATATCCCAAACAGGTAGTGCAACAATTACTTTATTACTAAGAAATTACCCTAACGATACAGCATCTAGCTCCTCATTAGGTCCCTTTACAGTAACAACTTCGACTGATAAGGTAGATACTAGGGCAAGAGCGAGAGCAATTGCATTAAAAATATCTAATACTGCAGCTTCACAAGACTGGAAGCTAGGCACATTTAGATTGGATATACAACCGGACGGTAGAAGATAATGTCATTAGCAGCTTTAATAGGAATAGATAAAGAACGTTACGATGCAGGTAACAAATTTTTAAGTCAAAATCCTTATCTTCAAAATTTTCAGGCTAGAGCCCCTATAACTTTTAACGTATCACCCAATATGAACACAGGTATTATGAGCTCTCGTATATATCCTTATCCTCCTATTATACCTCAAGAAGGTGGTGATGGTGGTGGCATAATAAACCCTAATAGAAATACAAAATTTGATTATGAGACAGAAGCATATGGTTTGAAAGATTTAAGTCCTGAAGAAAAAGGTATTACACAAGAAGAACAAGATATAATTAATGCACAAATAAACAAAGATAGATTAAGGACGGCAGCAGAACTTGGTTTGTTTGCTTTAAACCCTGTGGGATATGCAATAGGTAAAGGTATTAATAAAACATTTGGTTTTGTAAAAGATAAATTCTTTGGTGGTAGCGACAACGATGGAGACGGCGGACCAGGACCTGATATTAATCCTGGCACGTTTACAGCCGAAAGTTTAAGTTCTAGTTTTGATAGCGAAGAAGGACCAGCAGGTGGATCAACATCAACAGCATCAACAGCAGGTGATGCACCAGGATATTCAGGACCATCACCTTTTGAATATGGTGGTAGAGTAGGTTACTCTAATGGCGGACTTTCTAAATATGAAATATTTAAATTAGGAGAACTAGGTTACAACACTAAAGGCGGCACAGTTACTGCACCTTTTGGTGGTATAAAAGTATTAAGAGATATTTTAAGAGTAAATCAATATGCTGGTGGTGGTAGAGTAGGTTACAGAAATGGTGGCTATAGTTCGGAAGATAATGAAGAACAACAAGCTATTGACCAAGCATCTTTTGACGCTGGAAATAGGACTGATGATTATACTGACATGTATGGTGGCGATGGTAATAATAATGATAATAATCCCCCTCCCACTTATTCAAATAACGAATCACCAAGAGGTAATTTAAATTTTAATTTAGTAGAATATATAGACCCTGCTTTTAGTTATGCTAATAGATTTGGAACACTAGGTGGTATACTTAATACAACCAGAACAATACAAGAAGAAGAACCTGTAGGTAATATAGGTTATCTTGATCCATCAGGAAAATTTGGAATAGGTTACGACACAGATTTAGGCGTGGTAAGTAATGCTAATTTAGGTAATCTTAATTTAGGATATACTGGAGTAGGAGGGCCTACACTTAATTATATGGGTGGTTTTGCTAATGACGCTGGTCGTTTTGGTGTTAACTATAATAGAGATTCGGGACTTAATTTAGGTGTAAGCTATAACAAGAAATTTAATAACGGTGGTATTGTGGGGTTGTATAGATAATGGCGAAGATAGTACAATCATTAACTAGAGCCAGTAAAGAATACGATCAAGGTACATTTCAATCTTTAGTCAGAGATTTAGACAACGTAATTAATAAACTTAATTCTACATTTCAAGATGAAATTAAACAGGAGATAGAAGCTAAAGCTTTCTTTCTAGAATAATGGCAACAGTAAATTTATTTAAATTTTTTGGAGTAGATAATGTTACCTCAACAGATCCACAAACTATGTTTGGCACAACAGATAGTGTACAAAACCCGTTAGTAAATGAAACATATATTATTAAATCTTTAAAAGTTACGTCGGCAGGCACACCTACAGTCACCGTTATTAACAATAGTATTACCACAATTAAATCAGCTGCTTTAACAGCTAATCAAACACAGGAATTATTAACGGTTCCTTTAGTAGTAGAAGGTGGTAAAACACTAACAGTTGCATCAAGCAGTACAGATTCTTTTGATATAGCTATTAGTTATTTAAACATAAGGAAGGATAAGGTAGATTAATGAGTGATATACCAGTAATAGATGCAGTAAAAACTATAAGTCAATATAGAAACAAGAAAACAGGGGCTATTTATAAGACAAAAGAAGAGTGGCAAAAGCTTGGAATACCCAATGAAGACATAGCGCAGCTTGATTTGTTAGGAAAAACAAGTTAAAACGATTATTTGAGGTTAAATTATGGCAATATCTAATATGCAACAAGCACGACAATTACGAGCAGGTGGCGGAATCATGGATCTAGAACCTAGACAAGGGTTTTTTCTAGGTAAGATTGCAAAGAAAATTACTAGACCTCTTAAAAAAGTATTTAAAAGTCCTTTAGGTAAAGCTGCTTTATTAGCAGGCGGTACATATATGCTTGGTGGTGGTAGATTTGGATTAGGTGATGGTCCTGGTTTTAGTACTAAAACTTTAGGCAACACTTTATCTAGAATAGCTTTTGGAAAGTCAGGTGGTAAAGGTTTTGCCGGTCAAGGTTTATTCGGAACAGGTGGTGACTTTTCAGGCCAGAGAGCCTTACTAACTGGCGGTATAGGAGCATCGCTATTACCTTTTATGTTAGGTGGTGGTGAAGATGAAGAAGAAGAGATTACAGATACATTTGAAGTAACACCTGGCACAATTACTGACATCGTATCACAAGCAAGAAGAAGAGATCCAACTTTAAGATTTTTACCACAGAACGCATATACACAAGCAGGTTTCTTTAATGCTGCTGGTGGCGGACTAGCTGCTATACCAAGAGCAGGTTACCAGATGGGTGGACCAACTGATGATGTGATGGTTGAAAATATAGATACACAAGAAGTTGTATCTAATCCAGATCCAATGGCAGAATTAAATATGTTAGCTATAGAACTATTTGGCAAACGTTTAGATCAATTAAACGAAACTGAAAGAGGACAATTACAAGAATTAATACAAAGCAGAATGCAAGAACAAGGTCAAGATAGAGTGATGGCAGAGTCAGGTGGCATGATGGATTATATGTCTAGCGCTAACCCTATGGCAGAATCATATCTTATGGAAGATGAAGATATTGTTAATATGTACAGACCTGGTGGTCAAAGACGACAAATGGCTGCTGAAGGTGGTATCATGGATCTAGGTGGTATGGAAAAAGATTACAGAGAAGAAGGTGGCTTTGTGCCTATCGGTGGTGAAGAAAAAGCCGACGATGTACCAGCAAGATTAAGTAAAAACGAATTTGTATTTACAGCAGATGCTGTAAGAAATGCA